ACAACCAATTTTACAGCCTCTATGACTCATGTGGGTCAATATAATATTGTACATGGTAATTCATCATGTTCTATTTTTGCAGATGCATCTGAAGCAGTTGCAGTTGGAGCTGAATATGAATTCTTTCAAACATCATCAGCAGGTAATTTTTTCTTCCATACAGGTAGTACCTCAGTTAACGTATATGCTAAAAATGATAACATGCATTTAGCAGGTCAATATTCTGGAGCTTCTCTCAAAAAAGTGGCTGCAAACACTTGGCACCTAGTTGGCGACTTAACTTAATTTATCATGGGAACGGGAACTAAATTCGGCATAACAGCAGAAACAGGAAACAATATCCAAACCATCGGATTAGTTGCTTATTGGGATGCTGCTTATAAGAAAAGTTATGTCTCTGGAAGTTCTAAAACTTATAATCTAGCAAGTGGTTCATTAACACCAACAGGAAGCTTAGTAAATGATGTTTCGGGAAGTATGGGAGATAAAAAATCTTGGGCATTTGATGGTGTGGATGATTATATTATTTTAGAAAGTAATTTCTCATCGGAAGGTTTATCATCAAATAATTGGTCAATTGATTTTTGGTTTAATACTAATGATATAACTGGGGGTCAATATCATTATATTTTTACCAATGGTTGGCCAATACAAATTGCAACCTATGGAAGTTCAATACTATGTTGGCTTTCATCAAACGCAGGTTCAGGAGGTTATTATGTAGATGGTCAAACTGCTGGAGTTACTCTTGTTACTGATACTTGGTATAATGCAACTCTAGTAAAAAATGCAATTGATAGTCATGCATGGTACGTAAATGGAGTAGCCACTACAACTAATGCAGGATCTGGTACTTCTCCTGCTAGTGATAATCCTACAACATATGTGGGGGCTTGGATAACAGAAGCTTATGACTATACTGGGGAAATTTCAAATATTAAAGTTTACAATACTTCTCTTACAGCTGGGAATGTTCTCCAAAACTTTAATGCTCAAAAAGACAGATTTGGCTATTAATCTTATTGAATTATAATAAAAATTTTGATATTTATTAATAAGGAGAATTAAGCGTGGCAGAACAAGTACCTAATATATGGCCTGGATCATCATCATTCTTTCCGGGAGATACTCCCTTTGGAATGTATGATACAGATACTGATTTTCAATCTGATATTGAAAAGGTGGCAGATTGGTGTGGGAAAAGACTTGGATATCCCTTGGTTGATATAGAACTTCAACAAGAAAGCTTTTTTGCTTGTTTTGAAGAGTCCATTAATGAATATAGCGCTCAAGTCAATTATCAGAATATCAAGGATAATTTATTTACTCTACAGGGAGAGAGCACTGGATCTAATTTGTCTCATAGGAATATAACTCCAACACAAAATAATATTGTAAGATTGAGTGACACATATGGAACAGAAGCCGGAGTCGGTGGTAAGGTTTCTTGGAAGAGACAAAAGATTGCAGTAACTACTAATGTTCAAACCTATGATTTAAATGCTCTAGTATCAGATGTTACCGAAAGTGGAAAATCTATTACGGTAAAAAGGCTTCATTATGAGGCTAAGCCTGCAATAACTAGATATTTTGATCCATATGTTGGAACAGGGAATACTTCACAGGGTATGTTGGATGGTTTTGGTTGGGGTGCTATGAGTCCAGCAATAAGTTATGTTTTAATGCCAATATATGCTGATTTATTGAGGGTTCAAGCAATAGAGTTTAATGATTTGGTTAGGAAGTCTTCTTATACTTTTGAATTGGTTAATAATCAATTGAGGATTTTCCCAATACCCGATGGAAATTACAATCTATGGCTTGATTATGTTGTAGATGAAGATAAATCCCCTATATCTGGATCTAGTGGGGTTGGGGTTGTTAGTGATTTTTCAAATATCCCATATAATACAATGACTTATTCTCAGATTAATCAGGCAGGTAAACAATGGATCAGAAAATATACGTTTGCTCTTTCAAAAGAATTATTGGGAATAATCAGATCTAAATATGGGGAAATCCCAATACCTGGTGGCGGAGTTACTACAGATGGTGATACTCTTAGAAGTGAAGCAGCAACAGAAAAAGATTCTTTAATTGAGAGATTGAGAACAGATTTAGAAGCAACTAGCAGAAGAAATATGTTAGAAAGAGAAAAAGAAATAGCAGAATTTCAACAAGAGACTTTGGGAAGAAACCCATATCCAATTTATGTGGCTTAGAAAATTATGGCAATATTCGGTGGAATACGAGATATAAAGCTTTTTAATAGTTTAACCCGAGAAATAATGTACACTTGGGTAGATACACAAGTTGATGTTTTTAAAACCTCTTTGCCCGATAATAATATTAATTTATATGGAGAAGTTAATACCAACAAGATTTATTTGACAGCAGTTAGAGTTCCTGCATTAATAACTCATGAAAATCCAGATTGGCCTGATACGGATTTTGGTCCTGATGTTACCCAAGCATCTACTTTTGCATTTGCTAGGGAGATATTAAAGAATACTTCTGATTTGGTAATAGAAGTCGGAGATGTTATAGGATGGAATGAATCTTATTATGAAATAGATTCGGTTGTTGAGAATCAATTCTTTTTAGATAAGAATCCAGATACTACAAAAGAATCTAAGGAATATTCTAGAAGTACATTAGATAAATTTGGATCTAATGTATCAATAATTTGTTCCACTCATTTGACAAGAAGAAGTGCTTTATCAATAGAAAGAACTAATGTTGGAAACCCCGGACTATATGGTTAGGAATAAATAAATGGCTAAGAAAATACCAGCACCACAAAGAGATCCCAGAAATAAGCTAAATAGAGCTAATCAGGTAAGACGAGACCAAGATAAGATTGGTGAATTTGATATTGGAATCTATGATATAGATGAGACTATCAAGTATTATTTTGATGAGGTAATAAAGCCACAAGTAAAAAATAGTAATGGAGAGGTTCAGGGAGTTCCCATCATCTATGGCGATTCCCAAAGGTGGAAATCTGTACAAAAATCTGGATTCTATAGAGATAAGGATGGTAAGATTCAACTCCCCTTGATAATGTATAAGAGAACCGGAATAGCAAAAGTAAAGGATCTTTCTAGGCATTTTGATAATGAGGAAAATAATTTATATTATACCTTTGAAAACGAGAGAACTCAAATAAATAGGTATGATAATTTTTCGGTATTAATAGGAGCGAAGCCCGTAAAAGAACAATATAAGGTGGTAATTCCAGATTATTTGGATATGACATATGAATGTATAGTTTGGACCGATTTAATTGTGCAAATGAACAAAATAATTGAATCTATTCAATATGCGGATGATATGTATTGGGGAAACCCAGATAGATTTAAATTTGCAGCTAAGCTTGGGGATTTTACAAACACTGTTGAAGTTTCAGCAGGGGATGATAGATTGGTAAAAACAACATTTAGTATTGATATGAGAGGATATGTTATACCAGAAGCATTGCAAAAGAAATTAAGACATGCGAGTGAAAGATCACTGACAAAAAGACAACTCGTGATGTCAGAAGTAGTTGTTAGTGATATTAATAATTTACCCGTTCCAGGGGAATAAAAGTTCTATAGGAGAATAAAAATATGGACAAAAAAGTTAAATTTTCGGAAGAAGAAATAAATGAATTAAAAGAAATCCGAGATAGTTATGAATCTGTTACTCATGAATTGGGACAGATAGAATTACAGAAGATCTTTTTATCAGAAAGAGATAAAGAAATAAAGGAAAATTTAAAAATATTAAAAGATCGAGAAACAAAACAAGCAGATGAATTGCAGAAAAAATATGGGGTTGGAACTCTAGATATAGATACTGGGGAATTTATACCTTCATAATCATTGCATAATTGTTTTTTTGACTTTTTTAGTGATATTTATATTTGGAATATAATATACCTAATTGTTGATTTATGGAGTATTTAAATGGCTGAAAAAATAGTTAGTCCTGGTGTATTTACCCAGGAAAATGATTTATCCTTTGTCCCCCAAGGGATAAGTGAAATTGGTGCAGTAATTATAGGACCAACGATTAAAGGCCCAGCTTTTGTACCCACTATTCTTGATTCCTTTGAGGATTATGAAGAAATGTTTGGTGGATTAAGCGAGGAAACTTATGTACCTTACACCGTAAAAGAATATCTTAAAAATGCAGGAACAGTAACTGTAGTTCGAATTTTGGACATGGGTGGTTATACTGCTGGTCCAGTTGCTATTCAAGCTTCTGGAAGTGGTGCCTTTGGACAAAAAACTGTTGCTGTTCTGTCACCATCTGCAAATGCATCTAATGGTGAAATAGGAGGAGATTTTTGCGCTACTGCCTTTTCTCCATCAGCTTCTTATCAGACAACGGCTTCGTCAGACTTTGGTACATCTGTTCCTCCAGCCAGGATGGAATGGATATTATCTGGCTCTGCAGATACGGATGGAACTGCCGTTTCATGTTCTTTAAGAAAGACGGATGATTCTTATATTGGAAATATTTTTGCTAATAGTCCAAAAACAGCTAAAACGGCTTATTTATATGTCAACTTTCCTTATACTCTATCTAGTTCGTTTGGTAGTATTCAATCTGCTTCCTTCGTTACTTGTTCAACTCTATATGTTAATGGTGGCACAGGAGGAGATGATGAGAATCCCAAATATACAGCAGCATTTACTCCAACTATAACATCCCAACACCACGGAGCAGATCCAGCTACTACGTATACTAGCTTAACAACAACCGATTTATTTACTGTGTACCACAGAGCTCATGGAACTGCAACAAATAGAGATATAAAAATATCAATATCTAATGTTAAATTTGCAAGTGAAATTGCAAATAGTGATTATGGAAGTTTTACCTTAAGTGTTAGAAGGTGGGATGATACCGATAAGAGACCAATAAATCTTGAAACATGGAACCAGTTGAATATAAATCCAGATTCTCCAAATTACTTTGCAAGAGTTATTGGGGACCAATATATTACAATCAAATCTGATGGAAAATTGATCAAAAATGGGGATTATCCAAATGGGTCCAAATATATTTATGTTTCCCCAGATGCTTCTGTCAATAATGGTTCTGTACCAAAGAGTTTAGTACCTTATGGACATTCTACTATTTTACAAGCAGTACATACAGCTTTTGGAACTTTACCATCGGCATCACTCAGGATTAGTCAGACTAGTAATGGTTTACCAGGTGGTACCTACAATAAGAATTATAATCATGGTTTTGATTATGGTTCTATTGAAACATCAAATGATAATATAAATTATTTGATGCCCGTAGATTGGGGAAGTGGTGGTACTGCAGGAGTAGCAGGAGCCAATAAGGCCTTTAACTTATCAACATTAAAAGTTCACGCCAGTGCATCAACTGGTGCAGGAGTGGGATTATCAGCCAGTGCATCCCCAGTAAATGCTAGGAAATTTACAATACCATTTCAAAGTGGATTTGATGGTCAGAATCCAGCAACTAAAAAGCTTATTGGATCTAGTATTACTGCAGCAAATACACAGGGTTTTGACTTAACTAATGGAAATTCAACAGGAGCAAAATCATATAAGAAAGCCATAAGCGCAATAAGTAATCAAGATGAATTTGATCTTAATATGATTGTGACACCGGGGGTATTATCTAGATTACATTCATCTGTATCACAAAAAGCAATTGATGTATGTGAAGATAGAGGAGATTGTTTCTATATAATGGATTCTATCGCATTGGCAGATAGTATTGCAACTACAACAACAGAAGCAGATAATTGGGACACTAGCTATGCAGCTACTTGGTACCCTTGGCTTAAATATAGAGATACAAATATCAATAAATATGTTTGGGTACCGCCGTCAGTATTATTGCCTGCAGTATTTGCTTTTAATGATCAGATCGCAGCTGAATGGTATGCTCCAGCAGGATTAAATAGGGGTGGTTTAACAACTGCAACAGATATTTACACAAGATTAACCCACGACGAGAGAGATGATCTTTATGAGGGTAGAGTTAATCCTATTGCTATATTCCCAGGACAAGGAATAACAGTTTGGGGACAAAAGACTCTTCAATCAAAGACTACTGCATTGGATAGAATTAATGTTAGAAGATTGTTAATTAATTTAAAGAAATTCGTGGCTTCTACTGCCAGATATTTGGTTTTTGAGCAAAATACTACTGCTACAAGAAACAGATTCTTAGCTACTGTTAATCCATATTTAGAATCTGTACAGCAGAGACAGGGATTATATGCTTTTAAAGTAGTAATGGACGAAACAAATAATACTCCGGATGTAATTGATAGGAATATAATGAAGGGTGCAATATATCTGCAACCAGCCAAGACAGCAGAATTTATAGTCGTAGATTTCAATATAATGCCTACGGGAGCATCTTTTGAGGATTAAAAAATAAAAAAATAGATATTTATATTAGAACGATACATAGGAATATAAAAACATGGCAGAGTTAATCGATCCAAATGAGATAATGTTTACGGCTTTTGAGCCGAAAGTTTCAAATAGATTTATATTGTACATTGATGGAATTCCCTCTTTTATATGTAATAAGTGTTCTAGGCCCGATATTACGTTTGGTGATATTAAAATTGAGCATATGAACACATATAGAAAGCTTTTAGGAAAGGCTGAATGGGGAGATGTGTCAGTTACCCTATATGATCCCATTGTACCATCAGGAGCTCAGGCAGTAATGGAGTGGGTACGTTTGGCTTATGAATCAGTAACTGGAAGATTTGGATATTCTGACTTTTATAAAAAGGATGTAACGATCAATGTCTTAGGACCTGTTGGTGATAAAGTTGAGGAATGGACTCTAAAAGGGGCTATGCCATCTGGAGTTGCTCCGGCCGATTTAGATTGGTCTACTAATGATGTTTTAGGAATTGAACTGACTTTAAAATATGATTACGCGATATTGCAATATTAATTTCCCTCACTTGATTGATAATTGCTAATTAACCCCTATTTTTAGGGGTTTTTTATTGTTAAAAATTTAAATGGTTTAATATTTATTAGA